ACTGCCGCTGCAGAAAGTTTTAATTGATAGGATGATCACCGATCCCGGCTTGTTCGTGCTGGTGGAAGGCCGCGTGTTTGATGCCGTGCCGACCGCTGTTGCCAAGCCTTACATTTCGCTTGGACCGTTTCAGTGTCTGCCGGAACATGGCGACTGCCTGGACGGCGGCGAAACCTTCATTCAGGTGGATGCATGGGCGCTTGGTCCGAGAACCGTCGCCATCAAGCAAGTCGGCGCGGCTATCGCGCAGTGCCTTGACGAGGCGGAATTCACGCTTGATGGAAACCGCCTGGTTTCGATCGAGATAGAACAAATTCAATACCTGCGCGAACAAGACGGCATCACCGTTCATGGTGTGGTTTCGCTGCGGGTGCTAACCGATCCGATCGCGTAACGCAAAGGCGGATAACATGGCAGACAATATCCAAGTAACGCCCGGCGTGGGCCCGCCGGTCGCCGCGGATGATATCGGCGGCGTGTATTATCAACGTATTAAGCCGACGTTCGGCCCGGCCGACGTGTTGCCCACGGATGTTAGCTTAACAAATCCGCTGCCGGTGACTGCGGCGGATCGCGGCGAATACGAATGGTGCCCGGCGTCGGTGCCTGCGGGTACGGTTCTGGGCGCGACGGGTGCGGCCGGTGATTATCTGGATCACGTCCTAATCGTGCCGGGTACTACCTCGCCCGGTGTTGTGCAAATCAGGGACGGCACCGCAGGCACGCCGCGCACCATCTTTACCGGCGGCGCGAATTCGGTTTCTAACCTTGCGTCGATCGATGTCAACATCGGCGCGGTGGCTACCGCCTCGGGTGGCTGGGCCATCATTACCGGCGCTGATGTGACCGCGATTGGGTTCGGCAACTTCACCTGATGAACGCACTGTTTAGATCACGTCGCTTTCAAAACTATGCGGCGCTCTATGTGCCGGCGCCTGCGCTTAGTGCTGGGCTGGAAGCGCCCGCGCTGACGTGGTTCAGCGCGTCAACCGATGCAACGCCGGAAATCAATTGCGCGCACGATGAAATAACCGTTGGGGATATTCCCGTTGTGCAGTTTGACAAGGTGAATACTTTTATTGGGCCGGATTTCTTCGAGGTGTCGGACACGATTGATGCGCTTGAGGATGCTGCGGAAGAAGCAAACTTTACAATACCTGCCCCACTGAGTGTCGGCACCTGGTATTGCCGCGCGCGCATTGATCGCTTGGGGCACCAAGCCGGCGAGTGGTCGGGGGTGGTGTCGGAGACGATCACGCCTGTGGCTACCGGCGTTATATCGGCCTTTGGGGTGGCGTATGGCGACGGTGTCGCGGTCGCGGCCGCGGGGAGTGTGGCAGGAACGCCGACGACTTTTGACTCGACTAACGCTTACGGATTGGTGTTAACAAACGGCAATCGCACGATAACGAATGTGAGTGAGATAGATTTCGGATCAACGCGCAGTGTGGTGTTGAAGGCGACGGGCAAATATTACCTTGAGTGGCTTTATGGCGGGACTGAGCATCAAATTGGGATTGGGCTGTGTAACGCGTCGCAAAATCTTTCGTTTGGTGCGGGCGGTGCTGGTCTACATAACATTTGCCATAACTCGGCGAATGGGCAGATGCGGTGGAATGGCACTAACATGGGCGTGACGCATGCCGGGGGGCTGGTAGACGGCGACGTGGTTTGCGTTGCTGTCGATGTCGGCGCGAAGCTGCTGTGGATGCGACGGAATGGCGGGCCGTGGAATAACGATGCTGGGGCTAATCCCGAAACGCCAGCGGGTGGCGTGGACATGAGCGGCGTTACCGGCAGTCTTTATATCTACGGTGAGGCGCAGACGTGGTCTGCTAACGGTACACTGAATGCAGGGCAGACGGCGTTCGCGTTCAGTCAGCCAGCGGGCTTCGTAATATGGGCAAACTAAGTGCCGAATTTTCTGTTTCGGTTTGAAGTTGCGGCGGGGCCGCTGCTCGATCCGGGGCTTGTGCTTAACACCTTGCCTGATGACAGCACGCCAGAATTTACATTTGTTGACGAGATTGCGGACGGCGACACCATTCGGCTGCAAATCACCGCCGCCAGCGATCCCGGTTTTGCGGCGCCGCAAAGTTTTACGAACACGGTGGGTGCTGCCGCCGTGGATGTGACAATGGTCACCGGGCCGCTGTCGGATGGCGATTATCTTTCGCGCGTTCGCCGTGAGCGCGCGGGCGTCCCGCGGCCGTGGACTAATGTTATCGCGCATCAAATCACGTCCTTTCATGTGGATGAATTGGCATGGCGTAACGCCGTGATCGCGGCGGGCAGTCCCGTGAGCGCCACGCAGACAGCTAACATCAGCAACTTAATCACCGCGCTAGATGTGGGCGGGGTGTGGCCGTTCCTAGACCGCCTTACTTTGTTTGCAGGCGAGGTCAGCGCGCAGCAATCGCTTATCGATGTGCGCAATCCGTCGCTGGTGTCGGTGATCAACAACACGCCTGCGGCATTCAACGCTTACGGCTACACCGGCAACCCGGCTAGCGGGTTCTGGATCAATTCCAAATTTTTTACTAATGCGACCGGCGATAATTTTGGGCCGGCCAATATGTCGATGGGTGCCTATGTCAGCACGGTGTCGGTTGGTGGCCAGATCATGGGCGAATTCACCGGGTACCAATTTGCCCTCTTTATGAACCACCAATTCGTCGTTGGTGCGCTGTCTCACAATGCGGCGGTTTTGGAAGGCGCGCCCAATAGCGTCACCCCCGGATTTTATGCGGTGACGCTGGACGCCACGCAAGTGACGCTGTGGAAGAACGGCGGCATCGTAGGACAACAGCCGACGCCTAACAGCGGCGTGAACACATTTCCAGTTGGAATTTTCGGGCGTGTTGCGGGTGGCACGCCTGACGCCCCGACTATCGATTTGCCCACGGATGCACGCATCGGCGCGTTTTTCTTTGGCGGCAATCTTGACGCGACGAAGCTGGGCACGCTGCACGCCGCATTGCAAACCTATATGGCGGCGTGGGGCGCGGCAGATTAATGGAGCAGACAAGCTGATGGATTATGCAGACCTCAAATACACGGTAGGAACAGCCTCGCGCAGCTTTGCGGTTCGCGCGGCTGAGTGCGTGAATGTGAAAGAGGGTTGGCGGGGTGTGCCCGGCGCGGTGGGCGATGGCATTGCTGACGACTTCGATGCAATCCAGTCAGCCATCGAGCATGCGTTCGGTGATCTGGATGATCCTCATAGGGAAGTCGGAAAGCTGTTGAATAAGCCTCTGTATTTCCCTTCTGGGATTTATAATATTTCTGAGCAAATTGAGTTTCGCGATATTTTCGGAGCTAAAATTTTTGGTAATGGTTCCGGCAGCACGCATATTGTCTACACTGGTGGGACGAATATTCAGGGCGGGGCGACCCACATTTTTGTCTTTAGAACGCTCCGTTACTCCACTGTGTCCGGGATGACGCTACGTTTTGGCAGTTCTCCAACTGACCCGCTGTGTGCTCAATTCGGCATGGCACCGGGCGTTGGCAACGATGGAAATGCTAACATATTCATTGACATGGCTTTTGAGGATGGGCGTTTTGGGGTGCTGGTTGGGTGGCCTGGCGGTTACGGTCATGGCTCCCTTGGGTCAGAATTTACTTGGGTGAATTGTCACTGGAAGAATTTCGAAACTTACGGACTCAAGCTGTTTTCGCAGAACGCACTTAACCATGTGTTGCTCGGCGGTTCATTCGTAAACTGCGCAGGCATTGCGGCTCACAGTACTCAAGGCGGGGCTTCTATGCCCACCATTATCGGTACTTATTTTGACAACGGAGTGAACACTAACGATATCTACGATACGGCGGATGGTGGCAGTCGGTTTGGTTGTTATTCTAAGAGTAAGAATTTCTTAACCGTCGCTGATGCCCAACAGTTGCTTGCGGGCTGCTATCATAACGGAGCAGCGGGCGGGACTTTTCTTCACAATGGCACCTTCCCGTCGTTCACTGAGGCTTGCCGTTCTACAAACGGCATCATCAGTGGCCCGAAAACCTACGTCAAAGGGTCAACTTTTGGCGTCTCGACTTATCTCGACGCCGTGGCCACGGCCTACTTGGATGATGTGGTGGTGCCATGACAAATATCGGCGATGCGCTTTTCAAAGCGACCGGAGCAACAACCGGCCTAACGCATGCGGAGCGAGCCGGCTATATTGTGAACGTGAAGGACTATGGCGCGGTCGGTAATGGCATAGCGAACGACACCGCCGCCGTTCAAGCCGCCTCTGATGTGGCTTTTGGTTCCTCGAGCTCCCCGCATGGCTCGGCAAATAAGCATCTGAATAGGCCGCTCTATTTCCCGACCGGCACCTACAACATCCACAGTACAATCATATGGACGAAGGTTTGCGGTGGCAGGGCGTTTGGTGATGCTGCGGGTGCTTCAACCTTGTCGTGGGGCGGTTCTGTGTCTGGCTTCACGCCGCTAGTGCAGACAAACGGATTTGCTAACTGTGTCGTTGAAAATTTGGGCTTCGCCGCGCCCGTATACACGCCCGACAGTTGTGGGTTTGATCTCGACTGGAATGGCGACGACACGAACTGCGATGGGTTGCGCAACAATCTATTTTCTAAATGCATGATGAGTGGCGGCATCGGGATTTTGGTCGCGAAGAGCGACAATGACGGGGCGAGCAATTTATTTCTTGGGGTGGAAATAACTGGACATGCGGCAGAGCCACCGGCCGCGGTGAGTGGATTAGAACTGCGGGGCTCTGAAGCTCTTGGCAATACCGTCATTCTGGGCGGCGCGAACTTGTTCGCGAATGCTGGGTATTATGCGCCGGCTGGTGGCGGTTCTTTTGGGGCCATCATCGGTGTCTCTCAAGCGCAACGTCCCGATGATGGGTCACCGCCGCCATATGTGCCGGTAGGTAGTTGCTGGGATTTCAGAATTGATAGTCCCTACCCTTGCATGATCTCTGGTGTGCGCTCCGAGAGCTATAATTGTTTGCGGATGGCGGCGGGCGAAGTTCGGCTCGGGAATACGGTAATGGTCGTTGCTGAAACTCTGGTTTTTGCGAATGTCACTGGCGGCAAGTGCACTATTGATGGTTGTCGGAGCCTCGGTGCTGTTATCACCGGGGCGACGAGTACAATCTACCTTCGTGGAAATTCGCTCTCTGAAACCGATCCCAGCGCCTTGCTGACTGGTTACACCGGAACAATAGGGCAGAATATCTGACATGGCCGAACGTGCAATCGACGACGAGGGCGAAAGTTGTTTTGTCGATGAGGGTGGCGATATCGGCTGGGTGGACGACAACGGCAATTGGCTAGGCTATGTGCCGGAAAAAGGCGACGTGCAATGTCTGCCGGCCGGCTTGCGCGCGCTGACCGTGCGTTGCGTGGCCGCGAGAGCAACTGAACCAGACTAACCAAGTTAGACCAACGCACCTGCAACTTGAACCCGCCAATCGTGGCGGGTTTTTTTATGGGAGAAGCCAAATGGCGAAGCCGATCACTGTTGCTGCCTCAAGAATGCAAATCAAAGTTGGCGACGGTGCCACGCCGACCGAAGTTTTCGAAGCACCATGCGGGATGACCACGAAGGGAATTAACTTCACAAAAAACACCAACGAAACGAACGTCCCGGATTGCGATGATCCCGACGCGCCGGTGTGGGTGGAACGCGGCGTGGTGTCGATGTCCGCCGACATTTCGGAAAGCGGAATTCTGGCGATGGAAAGCCTTTCCGTTTGGCTGGACTTTCTGGAAAGCACGGTGTCGCGCAATGTGCAGGTGTGGCTTGACGTGCCCGCGGCCGAACACGGCGGCCATTGGGATGGCAAGTTCTTGCTGACTGGTTTCAACGTGACCAGCGAGCAAGGCAACAAAGTGCAAGCCGCCGTCACCATGCAAAGTGATGGGCCGGTGGTGTGGACACCCGTCGCATGAGCAAAGATGGATCGGTGATGATCCCCTGGCCCGACGAGGAAAGGCGCTATCGCCTGGACATCGGGCAGTTGATGGAACTGCAAGACAAGTGCAACGCCGGACCGGTAGAGATTTGCGAGGCATGTTCTAACAAAACATGGCGCGTGCAGTGGATACGGGAAACCATCCGGCTGGGCTTGATCGGCGGTGGGCTTGATTCAACGCGAGCTCTGGCGCTGGTGGCTCGCTATGTCAAATCCGGTTCGCTGTTGGCTTGTGCGGAAGTGGCACAAGCCATCCTACTAGCCGCGCTGGTCGGCGATACGGTTGACGTAGTGGGAAAAGATCAAGCCGGGGAGGTGACCGAAAACCCGGACGCTTCACCTTCTCGGCTTTCATCGGAACCGGTGCCGTTATCGGATACACCCCCAGCGAAGTCCGGCAATGCTCACTCTGGGAATTTTACGCCGCAGTAGATGGCTTTGCGAAAGCCAACGGTGCCGACGAAGCGCACCAGCCAATCAACCCTGAAGAATTTGATGACATGCTAGAACGTCACAACGAATTCTTAGCGCGGCGGTACATGCAATGACGGCAGCGCGCAACGCGTCCATGCAGCGGTTCAAGCAATTGTCCATAGAACTACAGCTTGAAATCCGGCGCGATGCCATCGCTGAACTGGTTGAGCAGTCCGACATTCTGATGCAGCAAATGAAAGCGGCGGCCCCACTTGGACCAACTGGAAACCTGCGCGCCAGTATCCGCAGGGAAGTGGGCAAAAAGGGCAATCGAATTGTTATCAAGGCGGGCGGCAAATTGACCACGGTACAGCATCGCGCGGCCTCAGTGCGGGCCACCGGTAAAGCTACCGCGCCGTATGATTATTCGATGGCGGTTGAATTTGGTACGCAACAAGCTGGCGCGCATCCATTCTTCTGGCCGTCCTGGCGGCTGCGCCGCAAGAGCATCCGCAGTCGCATGGTACGCAAGATCACCGCCAACATCAAAAAGCGATCGGCTGAATAGCAATGGCTGACGATACCGCAAAACTTGTTCTGAGCCTGGAAGCCAGGTTCGACAAATTTGAAAAGTCCATGAAGGACGCTGCGGCGGTTGTCGATAAGCAAACCAAGATAATTGAAAACCGTTTCACCGATATGACCAAAGTCATATCGAGTAAGCTGGCCGGCATTCAGGGGTCGTTCGTTTCCCAGGCGGGAACGCTTGGACAGGCGCTCGCCGCACTCGGCCCGATTGGCGTTGGTGCGGCGGTTGGCATTGGCGCGATCGTGTTGACGCTGAACGACATGGCGAAGGCCGCCGAACGGGTTGGGCAGAAGGCAATTGCAATTAAAGATTTCAGCCTAACCACTGGGTTTACCATTGAGGAAACCCAAGCACTTCGCAAGGCCGTATCTGCGCTCGGAAAGGACTTCGATACGGTCGAAAAGGCAGTTCAGTTATTCACCATTCAATTACATGAATTGCAGACAACGGGCAAAGGCCCGCTAGCGGACGCGCTGCGCACGATCGACCAAAATTTGGTCAGCCTGATGATCAATGCGGGCAGCAGTAGTGAAGCGTTGTTCTTGCTGTTCGAAGCCATGAAAAAGATGGACACGGGCGCGCGCAACGCATTGGGGCGCACGGCTGGCGGCAAGGGCGGAATTGCGGCGTTTGCTGAATTAGCCGTCGAAGTTGAAAAATTAAAGCGGCTATTCGCTGACGGTCTTGTCGGGGCGAAAACTGGAAAAGAAATTAAAGATTTGGCGGATAATTCGCAGCGACTAACAAATATCTGGAAAGAGTTTGATAGCGAAAGAGACAAAGCAAAGAATACTGAGTTTATCACACAAGGCCAACTTTTTATTGTTGGGCGTATGCTTGAGCTGACCAAAGCCTTTAATCAGGAAGGGATAACGGCGGCGCTGCTGGTGCTACAACGGCAGGCGATGGACCTCGCAGGGCTTGGAGCTACAATCGTCAAGCCGACAGAAGTAACCCCCAAACGGGTTGAAGCCACCGTGATCGGCGGGCCGGTGCCGCTGCCGGTTTCAAGGCCATCCGACGAGGCAATAGCGGTCGCGCTACAGCAAAAGGCCGTTACATTATTAACAGACCGGATTGCAAAACTAGATAACCTTAAAACTTTGCAGGGGGAGCTCGAGCCGCTGCAAGCAACGGAATTGGCAAACCTAGAAGCGCAATTGAGACTGGCCAAGACACCGGATGCGACGGTTGAGCAGCGAAATGCGGTCACGCGCAGCATTAAACAAAATAACGAAGCTTATGAATTGCTGATCATAGGAATGAAGGAGTCGCTTGGTGTTGCTACTCTGGAAGAAATACAAACCGCAAAAACCATAGCAATTAACAAAGCGAAGTCGCAGGGTCTTATTTCCGGCCTAGAAGCCGAACGCGCGGCAACCATTGCTGTCAAAGAGGCGCGCGAAAAATACGAGGCGCAGCTTGTGCGCGCTTCATCGTTGCCGGGTTTGCAGCAGAGGGCAAACGAACTTAACAATGTTGCAAAACAACTCGATAAAATTGGCGGCCAGGCGCTGGACTCTTTTAGCGATAACATGGCCGATGCCATCTTAGGGACCAAGACATTCGCCGATGCTTTCAAGGCCATGACCAACGTCATCTTGAAGGAAATGATTAAGATATCCATTCAGAAGGCGTTGATAGGTCCGCTGCTGTCGGGACTGGGTGGGATACTTCCTATCGCCGGTAAAATGGCGGGCGGCCCGGTGATGGCGGGCACGCCTTATATCGTCGGCGAACGCGGCCCGGAAATCATGGTGCCGAACACCAGCGGCACGATCCTGCCTAACAGCGCGTTGCAGCGTTCGGGACAGTCCATCATCTATGCGCCGAACATCGATGCGCGCGGGGCCAGCGTGGAAGCGGTCGCGCGGTTGGCGCAAATCGTGGAACAGGATCGCGCCTCGTTCGCCAGCAAGACCATCGCCACCATTCAGCAGGCACGGCGCGGCAGGGTGCCCGGCCTATGAGGGTGGTGAAATGGCGCACGGCCTGGCGGGTGGTTGACGATATCGGCCGGGTGCTGGCGATTTGTGAAACCGAACCCGAAGCCCACGACTATATCGCGCGGCAACCGGTCACATAATGCTACTTTTATTTTGGAAGCCATCTGCGACCGCTAGCGCAGGCGCTGGCATCGCCGCAGGCAGCGGCATTGCGGCGGCTACCAGTAGAGCAACCAAACAAACGGCAGGCACGGCGGCAGGGGCCGGCGCTGGTAGTGCGTTTTCGTTCGACGTGCCGAAACCGGTGGCGGGTGTCGCCGCAGGGCACGGCACTGCGGTTGCTACTAGTGGAGCAACCAAGCAAACCGCCGGCACCGCGGCAGGGGTTGGCATTGCCGGCGGGGTTACATCCTCGTTTGTGCCGCCCGATCCTGGCGGTGGCAGCATCACCTACCCGGTTCACTTGCTGCCGACCTTCCCCGGCTGGACGATCGGCTTTGATCTGCGCTGGCGGCAGGAACAATCCACGCAGGCAAGCGGGCGCGTCATTGTCAAAGACATGGGCGCGCCGTTGTGGACCATGCGCGCAGTCACCAAGGTTTTGGCACCCAACGCGTTGGACACCTGGCGAGCAAGATTGATGCAGCTTGAAAACGGCCTGCAAACGTTTTGGGGTTATCCGATGTCACGCTGCTACCCGATCAAACATCCGAACGCCAGCTGGCCGACCGGCGGCGGGTTCGTGGGGACTTGCACGCTTGCCACCATCAACGCCAATCGCAAAGCGATCACGCTATCTGGCCTGCCGTATGGTTTTGAATTGTCGGTTGGCGATTACATTTCGATCAACGGTGATCTGCACCAAGTCATGGTTGCCGTCAGCGCATCCGTTACCGGTGTCACCCCTGAATTTGAAGTGCGGCCGCACATCTGGCCCGGTGTCACACCGCCCAAGTCCGTCAGCGTCAAACAGCCAGCGTGCTTGATGGCGATCATGCCGGGGTCGATTTCATCTGATGCGGATTTGAGCGGCAGGGGGACGATTTCCTTCAGCGCGATGGAAGCGCGGCTATGAGGGAGCTATCAACCGAAAACTGGACCGCGCTGCAACAGCGCGCCTTGATGCCGCGGGATTTCATCTGGTTTGTGGTTCGCAATCGCGACACCGGCGCGCCGGTGACGGACGGTTATTGGTCGGATATTGGCAACATAACTGCCAGCGTCATCGACCCCGACAGCGGCGGCGTGGTGACCCGTACTTGGTTCGGTGCGGGTTCGCTGATTTCGATTTCGGATATTCCGCTGGTGTCGAATATCACCGTGCAGAATATCACCGTGACACTGAGCCAGGTTGCCGATCGCGTGCAAGGACTGGTGCGGTTCTATGACTGCAAGCAGGGCAGGGTTGAAATTTATCGCGGGCTGTTCGATCCAGCGACCCGGTTGATGGTGGCACCGGCTACGCCGCGGTTTGTCGGCACCATTGACGCCGCGCCGATCCGAACGCCTGCAGAAGGCGCAAGCGGCGACGTGCAGCTAACCTGCACCAGCCACACCGTCGAGCTCACACGAACCAATCCAGACACCCGGTCGGATGCTTCGCAGCGGCTGCGGTCGGCGACCGATGATTTCTTCCACGACGCTGCGGTGGTCGGCACCTGGCAACATTTCTGGGGGCGCGCATCCGCCGAAATCCCCGCGCAACAGAATCCATTCAGCCAACGTGCAACAAAGAAATGATCATCGAGGCAGTGTCGGATGACAAGGTGGCGGTAATCCTGCTGTTGCAGCAAGCGCACCACGCTGCCGGGTTCGATGATGGCGACAACGGCTTTAGCTTTCCGTTTGAGGCGGCGTATGCTGAACGGCTGTTCCTGGCGCATTTGCTGTCGGGCGCGTTGTGCCTGGTGCTGAAACCCGAAGGCGACATGGCGCGCGGTGTGTTGATGGCGGTCGCTGCCGAACACCCAATGGGGCCGGTGCGGATCGCCAGGGAAACCGTTTGGTATATCGAGCCCAGCCACCGCGGCAGCAACGCCGTCAAAATGCTAGACGCTTATGAAGCCTGGGCGCGCGCACGCGGTTGCTATTTTGTGGCCATGGCTGGCATGGGTGATGATCCCCGCGTTGCAAAGCTATACCAGCGGCGCGGCTACCATGTCGCGGAACGGCATTTCCTAAAAAGCATCTAATGGCAATTTTCACCGCAATCGCAACGGCGCTTCTGTCTACAACGTTCCTGGCTGGCAGCACGTTTGCGATATCCGCCCTGGCCGGTGTGATTGGCATCGGTGCTTCCTATGGGCTGAACTACGTTGCGAAAAGTTTAGCGGGCAGCGAAGCCAAGCCAGCCAACGCCGACGCGATCCACGGCACCGAAGGCACGTTGCAGGCGGGCGGTTCAGTGCCGCGCGCGTTCGGCGTCGGCATGCACATGACCGCGGGCTCGCTGGTGTATGCCAATTACTGGGGCAAGACCTCGTTCGGCTCTGCTGCGGGTAAAACGCCGAACGCCTACCTAACGCAGGTGATTGCACTCAGCGACCTGCCGGGCGAGCGGCTGGAAGAAGTGTGGGTGAACGGCGAAAAAGTTACATCCGACACCGCCGAAACTGATCCGGAGCTCGGCGTTCCCGTAACCCAATATCGGGAGGGATCGAAAGACCACCTGTGGATCAAGTATTATGACGGAACGCAGGTTGCCGCTGACACGCTGCTGACCGGCCAGGTGTCATCCGCTGCCCGGCCGTATCCGTCAACCAGGGTTGGCACCGGCATCTGCTATGTGGTCTGCACCTCACTCGTAAACGACAAACTTTTCACCGGCTTCCCCTCGTTCAAATTTGTTCTGAGCGGCATACCGCTTTACGATCCCAGCAAAGACAGCACCAACGGCGGCAGTGGTGATCACCGCTATTCCGATCCGGCGACCTGGGGCGGCGACGGCGACCAATTGCCAGCGGTGCAGGCTTACAACATCCTGCGCGGGATTAAATATAACGGCGCGTGGTTGTACGGCTTGCAGATCATGGCCGCCGCGCGGTTGCCTTCGGATAATTGGATCACGCAAATTGCCAAGTGCCGCGCCACCGTTGAAGGCGAGGCCGGTCCCGAACCTTCCTACCGCTGCGGCGGCCAGATCAATGTGGACACGCAACCGGCTTCGGCGATCGAGGCCATGCTAACCGCATGTCAGGGGCGGCTGTCGGAAATCGGCGGCTTTTTCAAAATCCATCTGGGCGCACCGGACAGCGCGACATTCAGCTGGACCGATGCCGATTTGCTTTCAACTGAAGAACAATCGTTCCGGCCGTTCTTCGGCCTATCCGATAGCGTCAACGGGATACAGGGCACGCACCCGGACCCAGAGCAGGGTTGGGAAACCGCCACCGCGCCTGCGATCTATCGCGCCGACCTCGAGGCGCTGGACGGCAACCGCCGTCTGATGGCTAACCCGGATTTTGCGTTTGTGCCATATCGCGGCCAGGTGCAGCGGCTGCAGCAATCGGGTCTGGAAGAAGCACAGCGCGCACGCACGCATGTGTTGCCTTTCCCACCAACTTATTGGGTGATTGAGCCCGGCGACGTTGGTACATGGAATTCCGTCCGCAACGGTTACATTGATAAACTGTTCCGCGTTGATGGTGTCGTTGACCGCGCTAACCTAGATGTGTCGTTGTCTGTCACCGAAATTGATCCGGCTGACTATGATTGGGACCAGGTAACCGACTATCAAGGCGTCACCACCGGCCCAACTATTTTCACACGGCCAGCGCCGCAAGGCGTCATTGATTGGACCGCCGAAGGAACGGTGCTGTATGACAACCTTGGTTTGCCGCGGGCTGCGGCTATCCGCATTGCCTGGGATGGCACGTTGCCCGGCATCATCGGCATGCAGTACGAGGTTCGGCTAAAGGCGGACGGTTCGGACGTTACCCGCGGCCGGTCGGATCAATACGAAGCCGGCGCGCTGATCATTGCGCAAGGCATCTTGCCGCTGACGGAATACGAAGTGCGCGCCCAATACATCCCAAGCGCGCCGCGTGCCATGCTGTGGTCGGAATGGATCGATGTCATCACGCCTGACATTGTTGCCGTCGATTTGCCGGCCTGGATTGCCAATCAAGTTACGATTGTTTTTGATCAGATAGCCGATCGCGTTATTGAAGCTGAGCAGCGGATAGCCACGCTAACGTCAAAGCTGGCGGCGGGTGATTTTGAAGAAATTAAGTCGGTGCGCTCGCAGCTGTCCAGTCGAACAGGCGCAGCGTTCGCGGAAATCTCCCGCGTTGAAAACGTAGCGACCGATGCCGACATCGCCATAGCTGGGTCCGTTCAAACAGTCTCTGCCACGATCGGCACGGGCTTTGGTACGACGCCCGGAGTCAATACCGTTTCCGCCAAGGTGACGACCAATACGAATGCAATTGCAACGCTGGACAACTACGCGTCGGCTAACTATTCGGTTGCGCTAGACGTTAACGGGTATGTTTCCGGCTTCAAGTTGATTAACGCTGGCGCAGTGGGCCAGGCATATACTGTGTTCACGACCGATTACTTTCTTATTGCGCGGCCCGGCGTTGCCGGCGGCGGGCATGTTCCAGTTTTTGCCATCGCGCCGGTTGATGGCGTTGCTAAGGTCGCGTTACGCGGCGACATGATTGTCGATGGGCAAATCGTCGCCACCAAGATTGCTGCCGATGCCGTCACCGCCAGCAAGATTGCGGCGGGGAATGTTACCGCCACGCACATTGCAGCCAATAGCGTTGACGCTGCCCGCATGGTGGCCGGCACCATCACGTCGGATAGCGGCGTCATTGGCGCGCTGTCGGTCAAGACATTAAGCATCGCCGACGCTGCGGTTACGATACCGGTTAGCTCGGCTTACTCGTTAACGCTGGGCGCGGCGCGAACCTTTCTTACGGCGATCAGCGTTGACATTGACACAGCGGGCTTGGCAGGCAAGGCGATATCAATATGGATGCTCAGTACCGCGCACACGGATGGTTTTCCGACAGGTGGCCAGTTTTCTCCGTTCTGGACGGTTTGGCTAAAAGTTAACGGCGCGGACGTAGACGACTATTCTAGCCTTAACAGCGAAAACATAATGTCTTATCAACACGTCATCACCGGAACCGGCGGCGTGGTTAGTACGACCTTTCAAGTGGACGCATTTTTGACCACGCAAACGCGTCCCGCCTACGGCACGTTGTTTGCTCTCGCGACAAAACGCTAGGATCATGTTCGCAATTCACTATCACAAGGAAACCGGGGAAATCCGAAACTGGGGCGACCATGACGGATCAATCGAAAGTTTGGCCGGGCCGGATTATGAAATCGTGTT